CACTAAACTCTGACGGCTTCAACATTAATTTCAAGGACATTCTGAAGTTTGATTAAAATACAGAAGAAATACGAAGTCTTTAGAGACTCAGAGAGTAGGTATTTCATTGTAACAGGGGGGAGAGCATCGGGAAAGTCTTTTAACGTCTCGGTGCTTTTGCTTTTGCTTACATTCGAAAGAGATCACGTTATTCTATTCACACGATATACCCTGACCTCTGCTAACATTTCTATTATACCTGAGTTCTTAGAGAAGATAGAGCTGCTTGGATTCGAGGAGCAATTCTACATCACTAAAGACGAAATAGTCAATAGGAACACGGGAAGCAAAATAGTATTTAAAGGAATCAGAACCTCATCGGGAGATCAGACAGCTTCACTCAAGTCTATTCAAGGAGTAACCACGTGGGTCTTAGAAGAAGCTGAGGAACTAACAGACGAGAGAAAGTTCGACACTATAGACTTCTCTATACGATCTAAGAAACAACAGAACAGAATCATTCTCATATTAAACCCCACTACGAAAGAGCATTTTATCTACAAGCGTTTCTTTGAGGACAAGGGAATACAAGAAGGGAGCAACATAACGAAAGGAGACACTACTTACATACACTCTACTTACTTAGACAACATAGAACATCTAAACGAGTCTTTCGTTAAGCAAGTTGAGGTCATGCAAAGGCGAAGACCTGAGAAATACAAGCATCAAATCTTAGGAGGGTGGTTAGATAAAGCAGAGGGAGTCATCTTCACGAATTGGGAGATAGGAGAGTTCAAAAAAGTGGGTGTATCTGTATTCGGTCAGGATTATGGATTCAGTAATGACCCTACGACACTCATAGAGACCAATATAGACCGTTCTAACAAACGAATATACCTCAAGGAGTGTTTTTACCTCACTCACCTCACAACGTCCGAAATAAGCCGTTTAAATAAGCAATACGCAGAAGGTAATTTAATCATAGGAGACTCAGCAGAGCCACGCTTGATCACAGAGCTGCGTAGAGAGTGCAACATTCGAGAATCAGTCAAAGGACAAGGCTCAGTTACTTACGGTATTAGCTTGATGCAGGATTACGATTTGATAATAGACCCTAACTCTACAAACCTCATCAAAGAGCTGAATAATTACTGTTGGCTCGAAAGAAAGTCAAACACTCCACAAGATGCGAACAACCACCTTATTGATGCAGCAAGATACGCAATAAGCTATCAATTAAAGAACCCTAACTACGGGTCTTACGCAGTATCATAAAAAAAATATTGCTATGTATTTGCATATATCAACATTTGTTAATTATATTTACATCAAATTATAAAACAAAACAGATGAAAGATTTAGATTATCAAACACCAAAAGTAGGAGAAGGAGCAACACAATTCGGATACTCAGATACCCACGCTTATTTTGTTACTTATGTAAGTAAGAATGGTAAGGAGTGTAAGATTCAGAGAGCGAAGTATAAATGCTTAGATTATTATGCAGGTCAATATGAAGTTAAGCCTGATACCGAAGGAGAGGAATTGACATTAAGATTTAGATATGGTAAATGGAAAGTATTTTATACAGATAGATTGACAGGAGAAACAGGTTATGCACCATTTAATGTAGCTTTTGGATATGCAAGAGAATACGAAGACCCACATTTTTAATTAATAGAAAAAGTGGAATTTTAAAAAACGGGGAGAGAACAGTTGGTGGCTACGCAAGGTTTGTAAGAAAATAATCCACCCGCTCTCCCTTTTTTTCTTATATTAGTAAGGAGTTTATAGTTAGTTAGTTTGGTTAAAGAGAGGCAGCCCCGTAAGGCTGTCTTTTTTTATTTAAAAATCATCTTTAAAATTCGTTATATAGATATGAAGGTCAATATCAACGTTCCTGATTCTCAGAGTGAGATCAAACTTGAACAATACCAAAGATTCGTAAAGTTATACGATGGTGAGGTAACAGAAGAGTTCTTAGCACTAAAGATGCTTGAGATATTCTGTGGAGTAAAACTTAGTGATGCCTATCAAATACGCTACAAGGACGTAGACGGTATCGTACAGATTCTAAGTGATATTCTAAACGACAAACCACAGCTCCGTAAGACATTCATCATGGACGGGGTTGAGTATGGATTCATTCCCAACTTAGATGATATGAGTTTCGGGGAGTATGTCGATTTGGACACTTACATTTCAGATTGGCAAAATATCCACAAAGCAATGGCGGTTCTATACAGACCGATCAGAGAGAAACACGGAGAAAGATACAATATAGTACCCTACGAGGTGATTGATGCTGAGTCAATGCGTAAGATGCCACTTGATGCTGTAATAGGTTCGGTGCTTTTTTTTTATCGTTTAGGGATAGACTTATCGAGAGCTATGATGAACTATTTGGACGAACAACAGGAGACACGTTTGGTGCAGTATCTCTCTTCGGACAAAAATGGGGATGGTATCAATCACTATACGCACTTGCTGAAGGGGATATTACAAGATTTGAAAATATCTCTGAATTAGGTGTGCATCAATGCTTAATGATGTTGAGCTTCATGAAAGAAAAATCAGAATTAGAATCAAAAAGAATACAAGGTAAAATATAGACAGATATGAGTGTAATGAATGGTTTTTATCGTGTTACAGATATTGTTAAGGAAACGCTACAGGCTGACCCTAACTGCAATACGGTAACCTATGGCGATATAACTCAAGTAGATTTAAGTAAGCAGACGATCTTCCCGCTATCTCATTTAATTGTGAACTCAGCAACAAGCGGAGAGAATACGCTAACAATCAACATGAGTGTTCTTGCAATGGACATCGTAGACACAAGCAAGGAAGAGGTTACTGATCTATTCGTGGGTAATGACAATGAGCAGGACGTGCTAAACACGCAGCTCGCAGTTCTTAACAAGCTCATTCAGAAACTAAGAATTGGAAACTTATACGCTGATAAATACCAAGTATTAGGAGATGTAACATTAGAGCCTTTCAGAGACCGATTTGAAAATCAGATCGCAGGATGGACAGCTACAATGGATATAATCATAGGAAACGATGTCAATGTTTGCTAAGACTCAAGATGCGTTAAATAAGTTTGCTAAGTATGTGATTCAGCAATCAAGAGCGAATCTCACTAAGCAGAAAAAGAACGCTTCTAAGAACCTTTATAACAGTTTAGGGTATGATCTAAAGGTCAATCCTAATTCGTTCAGCTTAGAGTTCTATATGGCTGATTATGGGGCATTCATTGATGAGGGGGTGAGAGGTTCTAAGAGTGTGTATCCTGAATCAGCTCAATCAAGATTCGAGTTCTCAGGAAGATTCAAAATGATACCTACCTCAGCGTTAGATAAGTGGACGGTATCGAGGGGAATAGCACCAAGAGACGAAAAAGGAAGATTTATTGATAGACAGAGTTTAAAATTTGCATTAGCTAAAAGCATATACGAAAAGGGAATAAAGGCGAGCTTGTTTTTTACTAAGCCGTTTGAAAAAGCATTTACTAATCTCCCTATAGACGTAGTAGAAGCATTTGCATTAGATATAGACGATTTATTAGAGTTCACGACATAACAGAATTTACAACATAACAAACAAAGATAATGGCAAGCGTAGGAGTAAGAAGTCCGTACTTTTTTTATAAGGCTGCAGGAGGGTCGGTAAAATTAGACATATACATAGATGGTGTATTAGAGTATAGCATCTTGAAGAATGTAAACACCGCAGGGTATGCAAATTTCGAAATAGCGGAACTCATAAGAGACTATGTAGATATTTACTATACAGGAGTATTATTAGCTCCCGGAGCGTTAAGTGTTAATGTGTGGTTGTATTACACAACTTACACAGGTGCTAATGGTACAGGTACTGCATCAGGACTAACACTTGAAACAGAATTTGAAGCCTTTGACGGTTACGCTTATTACACAGACGAGGAGGAACAATTCATTTATCCTTCAACAGGTGTTTATCTAAGCAATAATGTAATATGGTCTCCACAAGACACAACAGGATTCTTCTATTACGCACTTTCAGGAACAAACTATAGGCTTGATTATGTAGCAGCTTTTGAAGGTACTTTTACAGTTGCGGGAGAAACAATGGAGCTTAAAAGATTCCCTTGTAATAAATACACTCCTGTAGAGATCGTATTTGTCAATCGCTACGGAATGCTTCAGCAGTTGTGGTTCTTTACCAAAAGCATAGAAGGACTTAGCGTTCAAAGAGATGAATACAAATCAAACGCTTTATTTGTAACAGGTGCGTATCAATATGAAAGACACCAAGTAAAAAACTTTGATGTAAACGGTAAGACACGATGGTCATTAAATACAGGATATATAAGTGAGGACTATAACGAGTCCATGAAAGAGCTTATGCTATCAGAACAAGTGTGGGCTGAAATAGGAGGTACGGTTTACCCTGTGAATGTAACAAGCTCAGACGTTTCATTCAAGACAACATTAAACGACAAATTAGTTGCTTATTCATTAGAGATCGAACAGGCTAATGATCTAATCTCAACAATGCGATAATGCGAAAGGTAGCTCTATACATAGAAGACCAAAGAGTAGACTTATTTGATGATGAAACAATTTCTCTGACTCAGACCATTCAGAATGTGAGAGATATTGACAAGGTATTTACTCCGTTTAGTAAGTCATTCACTCTACCCGCATCCAAGACGAATAACAAGGTATTTTCTCATTATTACAATCCTGACATTCTAAATGGATTTGATGCACGTAAGAAAGTAGCAGCAACAATCGAAATAAACCAACTTCCTTTCCAAGAAGGAAAGATAAAGCTCGAAGGGGTTGATTTAAAGGATAATGTACCCTATGCCTACAGAGTAACTTTCTTTGGTAATACAGTTGATCTAAAAGACGTATTAGGAGAGGATAGTTTAGGAGCTTTGAATTGGTTAAGTAATTTCAAAAGATCATACAATGCAACGCAAGTAAGAACCGACTTACAAACCGATGGAGTAAATATAACAGTAGGGGCTACAACGTACACAGATGCGATATGCGTTCCTTTAATTTCTTGTCAGACCGAACTATTCTACGACCCATCTGTTACTCCACCTGACTATTTTAACGCAGATGGAACTATTAATCCATTAGGAGCGAATTTATATGCAGTAGGAGGTAATGATAATGGAGTTTACTTTGAGGAATTAAAGTATGCTATACGAGTTTGGGTTATTGTTAAAGCAATAGAAGAGCAATATCCTGAAATAACATTTAGTGCAGGTTCATTTATCAAAGACACGAGCAACGCTCAATTCTATGACTTGTATATGTGGATGCACAGACAAAAAGGATTTGCATTTAAAGCTGCTGAGGTTACTAATAAATACGTGAGCTTCCCATCGGATAGCGTTCAAATGACACGTGTTTTTTCTACACCATTATATTTAATTGTTTTTAACTTATTCGGAAGTCAAACCGTTACATACAATCTGAATATCACCTCATCTCCTGCTGCTGATTTTAGTATTTCTATTTATCGTAATGGAGTTCTATATCAACAGGGTAGTTTTACGGGGGGTGTAACGGGAGCTTCCATGAGTGGAACGATGACTAATGGTAATTATGACGTATATGTAACAGGGGCAACAAGTAATTCTGTTCAGTTACAATGGGTAATATCTGATACGACATTAAGTGAATCGGGAACATTCTCGGGAACAACTCAAACACTTACTTCGGGTAACGTTTGGGATTCACAAGCTCAAATACCCAACATAAAAATCATAGACTTCCTTACAGGTCTATTTAAGATGTTCAATCTAACAGCTTATAAGAATAGCGCAGGAGAGATCGTAGTACAGACATTAGATGACTTCTACGCATCAGGTACGACACGAGATATAAGCAAATACGTAGATATAAATGAAAGTCAAGTAGACGTAGCTCTACCTTACAAAGAGATCAAGTTTGAATACAAGGGAAGAGGTACTAAGCTCGCACAACAATTCGAGCAAGAGCAAGATTCAGGATGGGGTACAGAGTATTATGTAGTCGATAATGAGTTGTTGGGAGATTACTATAAAGTAGAAGCACCATTCGAACACATGCAATTCCTAAGAGCAAGCGGAACAGATGTACAGTTCGGTTCTTGTGTAGATGACAACGGAGATGCTTACATAGGCGAACCTCTTTTGTTTTACAGAGTATTAAAGATAAGTGGAACAAACATTCGATTTGTAGAATCAGCTTCAAGCGTTACAATTATAAATGCTTATTGTATGCCTTCTAATTCGGTAAGCACCTCAGCAGCTACAGATGATGATACTAATCACTTCTCGGTTGAGATTAATGAGTACACACCGACAGACACGTTTGACGGTTCTTTGTACGCTAACTACTACGAAAGCTACATAGCAGAGGTTTTTAACGCTAAGAGAAGACTCACGAAAGTAAAGGCATACTTACCTGTAAGTTTCTTGATTAACTATTCATTAGCTGATACCATTTTCATTAACAATAAGTATTACCGAATCAACTCAATCACTACTAACCTACAAACAGGCGAAAGTGAATTGGAATTACTTAACATAGTATAAGATGATAAAGGAATTATTAGAACTTCTTGAAGTAGTAAAAGGAGACACAGAAAACATCAGAATAGCACAGGGAAAGTATTACCTACCTGACACGTACCGAGACACGTTTAAACAGATTAAAAAACAAGCCAAATGGTAAAAAAGACGATAGAATTAGAGGCAAAAGCCGACAAGGCGATAAAAGAAATAGAAGACCTCAAAAAACAGATAGAGTCTCTTAATAAGGAGGTAGTATCTGCTAATAAGAAAACGGAGGACGGTCTAAAGGGTGTGGAGGACGCATCTAAGGCTACTGCTAAGGGACTTCGTGGTATTGGTACTGCTATCAAGGCTATTGGTATAGGACTGCTCTTAGAAGCCTTTAATTTCTTTAAGGAGACCATTGGAGAGAATCAGAAAGCTCTTGATCTATTTAACACGGTCTTTGAAACCATGTCATTGGCTTTTAACGACTTCATTAATTTCATTACAGGAAACTTTGGAACAGTAGTAGACTTTTTCAAGGCGATATTTGAAGACCCGTTACAGTCCGTTAAGGATTTAGGTACTGCAATTAAGAACAACATCATTGAACGGTTTGAGTCGGCTCTT